AGATTAAGGATAGACGTTCAGAACTTTCAGCGGCATTTAAAGAAGAAGATAGCAAACTGTCTGAGCAGATAGATAAGGTCAAGAGAGCGTTACTTGATTACTGTAAAGAGCAGGGTGTTGATAGTGTAAAGACTTCAGAAGGATTGTTTTATAGGTCTGCCAAGACTAGGTATTGGACTAGCGATTGGAGCAACATGCATGAGTTTGTATTAGAGCATAAAGCACCTGAGTTACTTGATAAGCGACTCAACCAAACGAACATGAAACAGTTTTTAGAAGAGAACCCCGACCTTGTACCTAAAGGTCTTAACGTAGATTCAGAATACGTAGTATCAGTAAGGAGAAAATGATGTCCGTACCATATGTACCAATTGAACAGGTAGCTAAACACTTTACTGTGTCTCTATCTACTATCCGTGCTTGGGTAAGGCAAGGCAAGATACCCCCTAACACTTATATAAAGGTAGGTAATACCTATCGTTTTAGAGTGGCCGATGTTGAGAATGCCCTAGTTGGGTCACCCAATGAAGCCGCCTCATTTGATGAAGGGTTAGGGGAGTTTGAGCAATTAGAATTGGATTTGGATAACGATGAGTGATGACTCTCAACGTCGAATCAGCATACGTAATGGCAAGTTTCACTACGTAGTTGATGGCACAGAAGTTAGCACTGATGATTCAGATTCTATAGAAGTAGTGGTAGTTAATGCCGCTAAAGTATCTCGCGCTTACTATGGCGATGCGTATGACCCCAATAGGGTTGCGGTACCTACGTGTTGGTCACCTGACACACAGTTACCAGATAATGAAGTACCCCAAGATCAACGGCAAGCTATGCGTTGTATGGACTGCCCCCAGAACATTAGGGGTTCAGGTCAGTATGGGGGTAGGGCTTGTCGGTTCTCACAACGACTAGCAGTTGTATTTGGGGATAAGCCCGATGAGGTGTATCAGTTACAGATACCTGCCACATCAATATTCGGGGGCGATAAAGGGGGCAACATGGGTATGCAAAACTATGCCCGACTCTTATCCAAACACGATACCCCAATAGTTGCTATCACTACCAAGATATACTTTGATAAGGATAGCGTTGTACCAAAACTTTGCTTTAAACCAGTAGACCGTTTAGATGCAGACACATATGAGACAGTATGCAATATGATCGACCACCCGAATACATTACGGGCGATTACTATGACTGTCCCTATAACAAGTGAACCTGTGTCTCCATTCTCAGCAGTTGAAGGTTTCGAGTTAAACGCAAACTAAACGATTAGGAAATTATTATGGCCGTTACAAATAGTCAATATATTGTATCAAACGTCGAAGCCCTATGGCCTCGTATCAATAAAACTTACAAGTTCGACAACACGGAAAACCGTACCATACCGTGTGATGCTTTCGATGAGGGGGCTAAGTACGAGACTAGGTTCCGTATGTCAAAAGCCCAAGCTAAGGCTCTGTTCGTAGAGATGGTCAAAGCATATGAAACTAAGAAAGAAGCATCATGGCCTGAGAAGTTCGATATGCCATTTAAGAAAGAAGAGGATGGCACGTACTCGCACAAAGCATCCTTGAAAGGTGCTTACGGTAAGGACGCTACTTTTAAGCCTGTACAGTATGACTCAAAAGGCGTTAAACTACCTGAAGACTTCATGCTTACTACTGGAAGTACTGTCAATGTGGCGGTGACGTTTACCCCATATTTTATGCGGGAAGCAGGTGTATCTCTTAGACTACGCGCTGTACAGGTAATCAAGTACGTACCTATGGAAGCATCGTCTCCGTTTAGTGCTGTAGAGGGTGGGTTTGAGTTAGATAGTGGCAATCCATTTGAGGTGGTAACTGCGGCACCAGTGGAAACACCAGTAATATCTGATGATTTGTTTGGGGATGATGAAGCTACTAAAGTTAAAGAACCTAAAAAAGTAGTTAAGAAAACAGCACCTGCACCTAAAGCATCTGATGATGCACTAGCGTCTATAGTGGCTGATTGGGACGACGAATAATATCCCTTTGTAACACCATACCCATAGCTAGGAAAAATTCTGAAAAGGGCGTGCAAACGCCCCTGCTATGGTACCTCTCGGAATTAGGTACAGCTTATGAATACAGAAAATTTTTTAAGGAGAACACTGGGGAGTGAAGGGTACTATTGTTTGTTTTCGTTTCGTACTAAAGACGATAAGCGCATACAAAAGTTCTACACTTCTATAGGGGATATGGCTGACGCGGCTCGTGACCTAGACAGTAAGGGGTACGATGCCTACTTTGCATTAGCTACGTTTGAAGAGAACAACTCCCGTAAAGTTAACAACGTAAAACAACTAAAGTCTTTCTTTCTAGACCTAGACTGTGGAGAAACTAAAGACTATCCGAATCAAGATGAAGCCCTCAAAGCATTGCAGGGTTTTTGTAAGACGTTATCACTACCTAAGCCCAAGCTAGTTAACTCTGGTAGGGGCATACATGCATACTGGTTTTTGTCTGAGTCGGTAGGTATAGATGATTGGCTACCTGTAGCAGAGCGTCTAAAGAAGTTATGCGCTGAACACAAACTACTAGCCGATCCCGCAGTTACTGCCGATGCCGCTAGGGTACTGCGTGTACCTACTACTCATAATTATAAGACTACTCCCCCATCTCCTGTAGAGTTCTTAGCGTCAGATGTACCAGACGAAGTGGACTTTGATAAGTTCTCCATGTTACTTGGTGGTGGGATGATACCAGTTCCTAAGAGAATGGTACCTTCAGGCGCAAACTCAGTGATGGATGCGTTGATGGGCAACAAGCAGAATAGCTTTAAAGATATTATAGCTAAGACTATGAAAGGTACGGGGTGTGAACAGCTACGTACCATATGGCAAGACCAAGAGAATTGTAGTGAACCTATGTGGAGGGCAGGGCTATCTATCGCTAAGTTCTGTGTAGACTCTGACTCTGCCGCACGTAACATATCTAAAAACCACGAAGAGTACTCCCAAGAAAATACCTACGAGAAGATGGAACTTATTAAAGGCCCATACAAGTGTACGTCTTTTGATGAGTTTAACCCTGACGTGTGTACGGCCTGCCCTAACTGGGGAAAGGTAAAGTCACCTATAGTATTAGGTAGTAGCGTCATGGAAGCAACGGAAGAAGATAACATAGTAGAAGTACCTGCCTTGGATTTACCTAATACACCTACTACTACCTATGTGATTCCGACGTACCCAAAGCCATTCTTTAGAGGAGCCAATGGTGGTGTATACATGCGCACAGTTAACGCAGAGGGAGATCCAGATGAGAAGGTGGTCTACCACAATGACTTGTACATAGTTAAACGTATTCGAGACATAGAGATGGGGGAGGCAGTGGTCATTAGATTACACCTGCCCAAAGATGGTGTTAGAGAATTTACAGTACCCTTAACAGCAGTTACTTCTAAGGAAGAGTTGCGCAAGCAAATGTCCATGCATGGTGTGGCCGTTAGTAGAATGGATGAACTTATGAACTATATGACAACATGGGTAAACGAGTTACAGGCTAAGAGCACCGCAACAGAGGCGCGTAGGCAGTTTGGTTGGGCAGGAGAAGACTTTAAGTCATTCGTGCTAGGTAACCAAGAAGTACACATTAACAAGATTACATCTAACCCACCTTCCACTCCTACGGTTGGTATGTTCCCTGCGTTTGAGCCTAAAGGTACGTTAGAGGACTGGATTGACATGGCTAACTTCTATGACCGTGATGGGTTTGAGATGCACCAGTACATAGTAGGTACAGGGTTTGGGTCACCTCTTATGGCGTTATGCCCTGTAGCTTGTTCCGCATTTCATGTGCATAGTAAGGATAGTGGGCTTGGTAAGACTACTGCTATGTTTGTGGGGGCATCCATATGGGGTAAGCCCGAATCATTAGTCCTAGGAGAGAATGATACTAAAAACTCTAGGATGAACAGGGGTGAACTGTATCAAAACTTACCACTGTATATTGACGAACTTACTGAACTTAAAGGTGAAGAACTATCATCCTTAATATACCAAATATCTAGTGGTAAGCAGAAGAACCGTATGACTAGCGGAGGGCTAAACACTGAACGAGCAAGGGGTAAGCCTTGGAGTCTATTGTCTGTAACCACGGGTAACTGTAGCGCCATTGAAAAAGTAAGTATGTACAAGTCTATGCCGAAAGCAGAGGCACAGAGGATGATGGAGACTAAAGCTGTTAGGTTGTTTGACCAGAGTAAGACTAAGCACCTTACAGACGTACACGCCACCAATGCTATTAATGTATACGGCCACGCAGGTATACCTTACATACAGTACATAATAGCTAACATAGAAAGTGTCCAAGCATTAATGTCGCAAGTGCAGTCTAAGATAGATACTGCGGCAGGACTTACGGCAGAAAACAGGTTTTGGTCAGCAGGTGCGGCGGCTACCCTAACAGGAGTTCTTATAGCTAAGAAGTTAGGACTAGTTAACTACGATACCAATAAGTTGTTTAAGTACATACTAAGACTACTGAAAGAGAACAAGAGTGCATCGGCAGATATGAACTCTTCTGCGATAGAGACTCTAAATGACTACTTTCACGAGCACTGGGGTAGCATACTTAAAATTAAGAGTACTGATGACCTACGTAAGGGGCAAAGAAATGGGCTAGATGGGTTAGTAATACCAGAACTAGACCCCAAGGTTCGGTTGGTAGGACGCTATGAGACTGACACGAAAATCGCTTTTCTATCCCCTAAACCGCTTAGGGCATGGTGCGGTAAACAACAACTTAATTACCCTGCGTTTAAACAGGAATTAGAAGACGACTTTGGGGCCAAGACTGTTAAGGTACGGCTTACTAAAGGCACTAACACTAGGCTAGACGCTACATGGTGTTTGGCTATAGATTGCTCTAGAGCAGATGTAGGTGAAAATGCAGATGAAGATGTAGAGGTGTAACGTGTTAATGCTAGATGACTTATCCCCTGACGGTGTTCGCATAGTAATTAACTGGGATAAAATGGTTATAGGCGCATCTTTTTTCGTACCCTGTGTGAATACTCATAAGGCTAAAGAGCAAGTAACCGCAATAACTAAAGGTAAGAGATGGCAAGTTATAATAAAAATAGTCATAGAAAATGACAAATTAGGTATACGTATCTGGCGGACTATATGATACCATTGCGGACGAAGTAGTGTCTTCCCCTTTCACTGCTTTGGATGCCCCTCCTAACCCCCTACTCGTTTCCGAGGCGATAGGGGGTTTTTTATCGTTTGTACTGTATATCCCTAGCTATAAGCTCGTCGCGTACCGCAGATTCTAGAGACGTTCCTTTATACATAAGTTCAGCGGCGGCAATGTTATTTTTTAAGCTAAGGGCTAGTGTATCTTCTGTTATTGTAAAGCTAGGCCACTTTTGATTGTACGCTATCATATCTATCATAGCTTCCTTTACGCTTTCAAGATCGTTTGTTCTTTGTGCCTGAGAGTATTTTTTTAGAATAGCACTACGTTTCTTTTTCAACCCTATGCTTATGGACTTTAACTGTGCGGCGTCTTCCTGATCAAAGGTATAATTTATAGGTGGGAACCCTAAACCGCTTGCAATAAAGTCTTTAGTAGTCAGTCCAATGAAGATAGGATTCTCTCCACGAGTGTACATACCTTTATCTTTAGAAAAACGTCCTTGAGGTATTAAGGGATTTTTGGGGATTACGCGTACTAAATTAGTAAGCCCTGCGGGTAATATACTTTCAATGCTTCGTTGGATATTTCCGTCTTTATAGTCAACCAACCCTCTACCTATCCGTTTAGCGGTGCTCCATGCTGGGCCACCTGCATAGTGAGCTATAAGTTCTTCCTCTGTGGGGTTACTCAAATACCTGTTTTCGTTAAATAATAAATTTGTTAACGATACTCTTTGTGATACGTCTACCCCAGTGTAGTAAGAAAGTGGCCCTTTATACAAAAGTTCACCCACTTTTTTACGTGTGGCTGTTCTAAAGGTTTCATCATCCTCTTCGTTGGGAAAATCAAAAATTACGTTCAGTAGTCCAAACAACATGTGTCCCTGCACCCCTGCAAAGATGACTGACGTTGCAGATACTGCCGCTAACTGCGCCATAGCTTCCCTTCTTAACTGCTTACCTTCAGCAGTCGAATAGTCTATAGCAACATCTCCTAACGCTTGGTAGAGACTTTTTGTAAACGTAGAGTACATACGTAGGCCAAAACTTTTGTACATACCTGCTATTCGTCCAAAGCCCGCTCTCATTATACTAGGAGTAGTTTCTAGTACTGCGCCTCCATTGGTTTCATGTGTCATGTACGCGGCTTCAGCGGCGGCTAGTTCTGCTTTGGCGGCATAGCCCTTAGGTACATCTATAAACTTACCCTGCAAACCACTTTTAAATCTGGTACCTCCTTCTAGCTGTTGCAATATTAAATCATAACTAGCCATTAGAGTTGTTTGCCTGTTATATTTTTCTGCGGCATTAAACATAATTGCGGAAGCTGCTCCCCAACTAGTAAGACTAGTAGCATTCTCTATAAATCCCTTTTTTGTGCCTCCCTTGGCGTCACTAACACCCGATACATCCATTTCTACTGTAGTGTCTAGTAATCCTCGGCCACTTGCCGCCTGTACTAGGGGTATATAACGTTCTAATTCGGCTATTTTTTCGTCGGCTTGTTGTTTAGACAGTGCCTTAGGGTTTCCCTTTGTAAGAGCGTATATATCTTTTCTTACGCTATCTTTAAGAGTGAACTGTATTTCTATTGTTGATACGCCATTTTTTGTTACGGTAACCTCTTTCCTATCGTAGGGAGCGGCCATACTATTATAGTTACTAAGTGTTGAATAAGCGGCTCTTCTAAAAGCCCCCACAGTCGCGTCGAAACCAAACTTTGGAGCCAAGTAAGGTATAACCACCAAAGGTATCTGCGATAAGTTAACTGCCGCAGACGATGCGTTAAAGCCAATAGTCCATATAAAAGCAACTTGGTTTACTCGTTTTGCAACGGTATCCAACATCTTATAGTCACTACCCTGCCTAGCAAACTTTCCACGACTAAGCATTTCTTTACCAATAAGGTCAAACATCTTTCGGTATCTATCGTTATTGTTTTGATTCCATACAGCTTCTTCTGGTTGTCCTCCTCTTTGTATAAGTAGGACTTCATCTTCCAATGCACGTATCTTAGCACTGTGTTTCATTTTTACTACCTGAGTAGCTTGCTGGTATCCTTTTTTGCGTAGGGCCAAAGCTGCGTCAGGAATAAAACCTATAACGTTGTTACGCCTTTGTAGGGACTTAGCAAAAGAAGTTTCAGGGAGTGTCTTTATAAACAACTGCATTACCTCCTCTTGAATTTTGGGATCCGTTACGCCATTAGCTTTTAACAAGGTCAATATGTCACTCACAAACGATCCAGAGGGTGCACTATTCCAACTAGCGGTACCGAAATCTCCTTCCATTCTCTTGGGTATGCCTATAGTGAACTTGTCGTTTGACGCCTCAACCGCCGCTGCATCCCTCTCTCTTTCGCTCTCGAACATAAGAAATACAGGTTCCTCTCTCAGAGTCCCGTCTTCGTTTTTAAATTGAGTAACGTAAGATAGTTTATATTTTCCGTCCCGTACTAACGGCCAGTACACCTCTAAGTTACCCCTTCCGGCCATTTGTTGGTATATTTTAGCTTTCATTTTCTTGCCTAGCTCTTTATCTTGCCCTGCTACAAGATCTATTTCTCCAAAAATTATTTTTAAAAGATCCTCGTGTTGCCGTTTATATAAAGCACGTTGACTTTTAAACTGCTTTTGACCCTCTGTACCTAGAGCACTCCATATTTTTTGTTGTTTACTCCATATATCTATTAAATACTGTCCATTTTCGGCTTTTTGTTTTTTATACTTTAATACAGCGGCCCCTTTTAAAAGGCTGGGGTCTACGTCGTATATGGTAGCCCCAAAATCAAGACTATAAATAAGTAGGTTAAAATTATTTACCATGTCCGCATCTACTGACTTAGCCCACGCGTAGAAATTTGTAATCTCTTTATCCACTTTGGCTATCGCATGGTTTAGATCGGCTCGTTGATTTTCATAAGCCTTATGAAAACGGTGGCCTAAGTCGCCATACCCTAACCGTCTAGCTACGTCACCAATAATTTGGGCGTCTATGCTTTTAAGGAATAGTATATTAGTAACTTCCTTTATACTGGGGTTCAAAATAAAATCTTTTATTTTTAATAGGAACTTAGGTAATGGGCTACCCAATGTAGCACTTTTATTTACCTTATCTATAAATCTTTGTGTTATCTCAGGTGTTAACTGCATGTTACTAAAAACTTCTATGCCCCTAGAATCAGGGTTAGTAGATAGCGTCGCTAATATAGCTTGGTCTATAGCCGCTAAAGCAGACCCCTTGAACTCAATATCTCCAGAGCTTGATATTTTGCTACGTATAAAGTTAGTTATAGCGTCAAAGAACGACTGTAATGCAGTGTAGCGTTTTCCTTTAACATCCATTTCTGATAACGCTTGTTGGAAATCAGTATTACTAAAGGCTTCTGCTACAAATTCTCTAAGATTAGTTACTCCGTAGAAAGAACTTAGGTCGTCTTTAAGATCATCAAATAGTGTTTGTAGGCGCTGAGTCACGGGATCAGAAGGATTAGATAGCGAATCCATAGTCGCGGCATGAGTAACTTCATGTAATACCGTGTGTGCCGTAATAGGTACATCGGTATTAAGTAGTATGGTATTTGTATTACTGTCGTATGCACCAGCCAGTACGCTATCGTCTGTTGTTGCAGTGTACCCTCTAACGCTTAGTTCTTTAGTATTAACTAACTCTATTTTAGTACCGCCAATTTCTGCGGCACCGCGTAACGCTTTTATTATTTGCTTAACTCGGGGACTACTAGTATTTTTACTTAACTCTTTTAACGCCCCCAAAAGGTCGCCTTTCTTTAATAACGTCTTAACTTGTTTAGTTAAGTTAGAGTTCAACGAGGTTACTACATCAATGTCAAGTTCTAATGGTAGCCAGTCCGACTCTTTAGAGAAGATGTAGCCTAGTGCCGCTTCTTTTATATCTGCGGGAGTAGCTGTGTCGAAGTACTTTTTAGCTGCGGCTATACGTTTGGACTGAAGTACATCCATAGTAACAAAGTTAAAAGCCCCTGTAATATCCTCACGGGTAAGACCTTTGACGTTTTTAAATTTAGTATATATGTTATCTACTATTGTTTGTTTGGCAGTGGGAGGTTTTTTAGGCTTGTCCTTATCAAGTTTAGCTTGAGCCTTTGCTACCCTCTTAGCACCTTCTCCCCTTTCTAATAGGAACTTATCAAGTTTAATTAGGTTACCTTCAGGGTCATTACTTGCATTAGCAAATTCTTCTGCGCGTTCAAGGTTGCGTTTAGCTACTTTAGTTAGTACCTTCTTGTTGTTAGTAGAAGTAAAATCTAATTTGTCATTAGCTAGTAACCGACTAAAGTTTTCGTCTGCACTGTCTCTAGCTCTTTGAGCTTTATTTACAGGTTTTCTTTCTTTCTTCTCAGCCGTAGCTACACGTTTATTTTCCTTAGCACGTCTTTCTAGTATAGGTTTAATATCTTCAATATTAGTGTCTACGTCTAACCCTGCTTCCAAAGTAGTATTATCAATATCCCCTCTAGCACTGCCTCTGACAACAACGTCTTGAGCGGTGTCCGCTTCTAATGCATTCCTTGCAGCAGTAGCAACTTCTTGGGCGTCTGTTATGTCTGTAGCTTGATCTTTAGCGCGTTCTTTTAATTTTAATCGGTCTGCTTCAATTGCTTGTTCTTCATTTTTAATTATATTTTCTTCTGCTTTTTTCATAGCCTTTTTTGCAACGGCCAGTCTACTGTCTATTTGCGTATTAGTCTCGGCACTTAGGTTATCTTTTACCCATTTAAGTACGGCTTTAGCGTTATCCCCACCAGTAAACACTAGGTTATTCTCTAAAGGATCTACATCAATAGTACCTTTGTCTGATTTGGTATATACCTTACTTTTAGGATCAGCAACTTCGTAAACGGCACTTAGGATTGCGCCCATAGGAGTGTCAAACTGCTGTAAATACCTTTGCACGCGGTTACCCAGTGTATATGTTGTTTTCTCGTCTTTTGTATACTTAGCGGGGGCTTGAGGCTTTCTAGGCGTATTTCTAAGTCCTTTTAATATAGACGTGTCTTGCTCTAAACCCTCATGCTTAGATACAAATTTCTCACTATCCCTAAACCTAAACTTGCCAGTCTCAGGATTAATTGTAGGTATGTTAACTTGCTCGGAACTGGTATCAACAGTGCCTTCTTTATCTATTAATTTATTTAGATCAGAAAAAGAATTTACTGTTTTAGGTTTAACAACAGGAGCCGCTTCAGGTTTATCTGCATCGCGCCCTGCTTCTTCTGCAAGCCTATTCTCTTCAGCTTCTCTTTCTTCTCTGCGTTTTCGTCTTTCAATATTGGCCTTTGCTATTCTTAGCTTCCGTCGCCCTGACTCCGTAAATTTATCTGGGTCTTCAGCTACTGGAACTTCTTCAGCTACTGGAACTTCTTCAGCTACTGGAACTTCTTCAGCTACTGGAACTTCTTCAGCTACTGGAACTTCTTCAGCTACTGGAACTT